TGCCTTGCGCAACGCGGCCACGATGGCCGGCTGGTTGTCGTCAATGCGGGCGGCGCGACGCATCAGGCACGCGCCTCCCAGTCGCCGAAGCGTCGCGGCTGCCGGCGGCTGGATATCGTGTGCTGCTGGCTGTGCTTGTCGAACCACAGGTAGAGCGTCCGGTGCTGGGTATCGCCGTTGCGCTGCTTGTTCAGTTCCAGCTTCGCGTCGATGCTGTCATCCGGCGGGGCTTCATCGTCCTTCAGCGCCGCCCACACCGAGAAATGGTTGTCGGCCATGTTGGTGATCTTTCCGCTGCCCGCGACATCCTGCTTGCCGGGAGCGCGGCGCTCGTCGTCCGCCTTGCGCGGATGAGCCACCAGATGCACGTGTGCGCCATGGCGCTTGGCAAACGCTGTCAGCCGGACCATGAACTGACGCTGCTTCTCCAGCGACCCCTTGCCGTCCTCCGGCACATCCTCGAGCATCATCAGGCTGTCGATGATGAAGTGCGTCACACCGTAGCGCCGGGCGGCGTAGGCGAACACCTCCAACATCCGCTCGCTGTTGGCCGCGCCCTGGACGTTGAACAGCCACATTGACTGCGCGAGCCAGCGCAGGCAATGCCGCAAGTACGGGATGCTCGGCTCCTGCATGCCGGTTGCTTGGCGGCACATGCGGGTCAGGAGCTTGCGGGGCGGCATCTCGCCGGAGAACACGCAGAACCGCTCGCCTTGCTCGATCAGGCCGAGCTGCACCAGCCCCAACAGCATCGACTTGCCGTGCCCGTTGTGGCCGGTCCAGACCGTGACCTCCTGCGGCCTGAACCGGAACCAGTCCTGATCCATTCCGATTCGCAGCATCGGGTACAGCGGCGCGTCGCCGGCCGGATAGAACTCGCCCACCACGTCGTCGATGAACGGCTCCACGCCCACCAGCTCGTCCGGATCCAGCGTCCGCGCCTCGCGCAACGCGCACTGCCAGTCCTGATATCCGGCCAGAAGCGCGTCGTTGGCGTCCTTGTGATCCCCGAATGTGACGATGCGGCAGCGCTCCAGCCCCAGCCGATTCGCGACCTCGCGCACGCCCTTGCGGCCCGCTTCGTCGGCATCGAAGCACAGGTGGATCTCGGAGAACTGCTCAAGGCGCAGCCAGTCGGACTCGATCCACTGGTGGTTGCCGGCGCCCTGATTGACCGACAGCGCCGGGATGCCGACCTGGTGCAGCGCCATCGCGTCGAACTCGCCTTCGGTGATCGCGATGCTACGAGCCATCGCCGGTACCAAATGCCAGCCGAACAGACACGGCTCGGAGTCGCGCTCCTGCCACATCTTCTTCTCGGTGATCGAGCGGCGCTTGATGTTGACCAGCTCGCCGTCGCGCAGGTACGGCAGCACCACCACGTCGCCTTCGGCGGCGACCTTGAAAGCCGCCAGCGTCGCGTCGGTCAGGCCGCGGGCGTGGAGCCAGTCGAGGGCGGCAGCCAGCGGGCGTTTCGCGTGCGGTCGCTCCGGCCGCCGGTAGAGCCGCGTCGGGCCGGCCATCGGCGGTTCCTGCGGCACGCCGAGCCACCGGTGCGCATCCGCGATCGCCTGCGCCAGCGTCTGGCCGAAGCAGGCCGCCCACAGGTCCAGCAGATCGCCGCCATCGTCGACCGCGAAGTCGCGCCAGACTCCGGCCTTGGTGCCCGTGAGCCGCACCGAGAGCGATTCGCCGGCCTCGCCCGACGTGTTGCCGGCCTTCCATTCGGCGCCGACGCGCTTGCCATGCGGCAACAGGTGCTGCGCGACGTCAACCGCTCGCCGAGCCAGCGCCGAGGAGAGCTCGCCGGCATTCATGCCACGTCCTCCTCGTGCCCAGCCGCTCGGGCCGCTGCTGCGGAACCGAACCCCGCCTTCACGAACCACGGGGCGGGACTCGGGACATGCGATCGACCGAGTTGCCCAACGTAGCTCTCGAATTTGCCAGCACGGAAAAGCGTCTCAGGCCGCAGGTACTTTTCGTACTCGGTGCCTGCCCATTCGGCCGCCTTTGTGTCGATCACCGCGAGGACGTCGGAGCATGCGCTTTCCCGAAGCCTGGCGCGGATGAGACGAAGGTTCGCTTCCACGGGTCGATAGCGTTTCCCGGCCTTGGCGTTCAGGTGCTCAAGGACCGTGACGGCATCGTCCGGCTTGCCGGACAATGTCTTTTCTTCTTTCTCTTCTCTTCTCTTATCTCCTCTAGGCGTTTCCTGGGTTTCAATGGCGTTACATGGCGTTACAGTGGCGTTACTGACACCTTTCTGACGCTCCCGATGCTCTTTTACGCGCTGGGCGCTGTTGTCGTCGCGCTCCCGTTTCGGCTGCCGACGGTCCCATGCCGCGATGCGGCCCGTGTCAGCTTCGATGAGTCCTCGCGCCTTCAGTTGGTCGTGAAGGCGTGCAGCGCATCCTTCTTCCAGCTCCAGCGCGCATTCCAGCGATTCATAGTCGAGCTTCCCAGGATTTCCGCGATCAGGTGCGGCGCTGGCCTGCTCGAGCACGCTGGCCCAGAACGCGAGCGCTTCAGCCACGGTAGCACCCGCCTTCTTGGCGATGACCCTGAACTTCGGGTCGTTGACGCTGCCGTGATACCACCTGAACCATTCCATCACCACGCCCGCAGTCTGAATGCCCGGAACGCCCAGGTGACCAGGCGTGCCGGCAGCCACCCGCGGCAGTACCCGGCCATGAGCAGACGCTTGAGCAGCGTGCGCATCGCCTACACCCCGCACATCCGCGCGAGCTCCGCGCAGGCCCGCTGGTACTCGCCGCTGTCAGTGACGATGCGCTGAAGATCGGCCTTGAACCGCTCGTACAGCCGGTAGTCGGCGTTGGCCGGACGTGCGAGCGCAATCTGCCGAGCGTTGACGAGAAACCGCTGCACAGGCGACAGATCTGTCACAGCCACTCCACGTCCTCCCGCTCGACAACGTAGACCCGGCCGGTCATGTGCATGTCGGGCACGCGGTCGAGGATGAATTCCAGCTTCCCGGTCGGCAGCACATAGCGCACGCACCCGGCCTGGCCGTCGATCTCCGGTACCTGCGGAACGCGCAGCACGCCGCGCTGGCCCACGAGCTCGTTCATGCCTTGCGCTCCACCACCACGCCTGCGTCATACGAGCGCAGCCGCAGCACGCGGCCCGTCTCGCGCTGCACGTGCTGGATCGTCGCGGATACGCGCGCTTGGAATCGATGACGAGGGATGTGGTTCGGACGCGCGAAGATCGCCGCCGCCCCGATTTGCAGGGCGTCGAGTGCACTTCTGACCGGTCCGCGCACGGGCGCGCCGTTTGCCACTGGCTGCATTACCTTTCCACCTTCGCGGGTTCGGGGGGCGGAGTAAGCCCAAGCGCCTCAGCCGGCAGCGTCCTGCGCGCGATCGCCGCATGTACGCGATCCACCAGCCGGGGCGGCAATACCTCTGGCCACTGCGTCACCGCAGACGGGGTGATGCCGATCGCCGCCGCCGCTTCCGTGACGGTGCCGCCCAGCAACTCGATCGCCCTAGTCTTGTCCATTCACATAAATTAGCACGCTAATGAATGATTCGCAAGCCGGATTTCGTTAGCGCCCAAAAATAATTGTTAGCCCGCTTGCTTATGCGACATTAGCCTGCTAAGCTTTCTCCCATCGCATCACCGATGCACGGGAGAAGTAGGTGTCCACCACCATCGAAATCCGCAGCCGCTGGGACGCCACCCGCGTGCTGTACGCCACCGAGATCGATGACTCGGTACCGAGCGGTCTGCGCATGGCGTTCGGCCACCTGGCCACCGGCTGCGAGCCGGCCGGCGAGTGCATCCGCTGGGCGCTATCGACGGTCGGCGGCTACGGCCGATTCCAACTGAACGGCGTGCGCCACTGGGCGCACCGGTTGATGTGGACGGTCACCCGCGGCCCGATCCCCGTCGGCATGCTGGTGCTGCATCGCTGCGATGACCGCCGGTGCGTGAACCCCGGTCACCTGTTCCTCGGCACGCACGCGCAGAACATGGCCGACATGGCGGCCAAGGGCCGGTCGACGCGCGGCCGCACCCTAACGCCAGAACATCGCCTGAAGGTCGCTCAGGCCGGCCGGGGTCGCATCCATTCGCCCGAGACGAAGGCCGCCATCGCGGCATCGATGCGTCGATTCCGTGAGCGCCAGCACGCGGCGCTGTGGCTGCCGGCCGAGGAAGCGAAGGAGGCTGCGTGATGCGCGCCGCCATCTGGTCCCCCTGCGATCCGCCGATCGAGCGCGACATCCTCGCCGAACGCGAGGACGAACAGATCGAGATCGACGTGCAGTCGCGCATCGCCCGCGCCCGCGACATCGAGCTGGCGGACATCGTGCTGGATGACGAGACGCCGGGGTCGGTGGACTGCGCCGCGCGGCGCGTGCTGGGCGCAGTGATCCGCAAGGCGCTGGGGCAGATGCGCGCGAAGCTCACGGATGACGGGCAGCGGATGACGGATTTCGTGCGCGGGTACTACGAGGGAGAGATCA